GAGGCACGGAAGATTGTGCTAAGCCACCACTGGCGTACTTAAAGTCTTCTATCTTGCCAAACTTAGGGTTCTTTGCGAGGACGAGGGGGCCGATCTGGATGACTTCCTCAGCCTTGATCACAGGCTTCATGGTCTCGCGGTCATAGAAGAAGCTGTGACGCTCTGGATCCATGCCAACCTGCTTCCACTCTGGGTTCTTCAGGTACTGCTTAGCCAGCGTAAACGCCTCGTCGGAGCTCGTGGGCTTCCACTTGCCTTCCATGGTAGCGATGGTGTTCTTCTCAGCGCCCTTGGCAATACCTAGAGCCGCCTTGGGGCTGACGCTGAAGTCAACGTCGGTAGCGGCGGCAACAGGCTCGTAGCCGATGCGTGTGCCTGCACCACCAGAGACTGGGCTCTTGCGGGGGCCGTGCGCCGTAACGACCCAAGTATTCGCTTGGTTGTAGGATGGGATGTCTAGGCGCAGACCAACAGGGTCGCCTTCCTTCAGTGTTGCGGATGGCTTGCCAAAGTACGTCTCCTTACGCGGAAGCCCTTCAGCTTCACGGCTGGTTTTGGTCAGTGCGGCAAGGATCTCCTCACTGCTTGCTGGCGCTGGGACTGTCTCATAGGGCGTAACGGGCTTATAACGGCTCACAAGGCGCGCATACTCGTCGGCTGACATGTCGCCTGCCTCGATACGTGCGGCGGCTTCCTGAAGCTCTGGTGTGCGCTTGAGCACGTCTTTGTGCGCCATGTTTACACGATCTACCGCAGGCTCAGGGAAGCGCTTTGCCAAGTTCTCAACCTCGCTCATGTTGAGGGGTAGGTCGTTGCCAAACTGCATGGCTAAACGTGGGACGTCCGACTTGACAGCTTTAAGACCCATCTTGGTCACAGCCTTACCTGCACCATAGGCAGGGACTCCGTTCTTCATCTTCTGGTTACCCAGCTCCATCATCATGGTGTCAGGGTTGTTGGAGATGGCTACACCGCCACGCTTCATGCCCTCGGCTGGTGGTGGTTTAGCGCCAAGTCCAAGTTCGTTGTACGTATCTGCGCCCAATTCTTTCAGTAAATAGTCAGCGTGTTCAGCAGGTGTCATAAACTGTCCGTTCTCACGAATCAGCCCAGAGTTTTGGAAGTCACGAACATCAGACCATTTGCCGCCCTTCACAAAGTCCTGCACGAATGGCAAATAGTCGTCTTTGGGCTTGGCGTTTTGTTTGCCTTTAATTTGGTTGATGAAATCAGGCGTGTTCTCTTTCGCCATGCGTGTTGCAATGTCGTACACATCTGAATCGGTGTACCCGTTTGGCAACTGCTTGGCTTCTTCTTCTGCCGCTGACTTGTATTGAAGCACCTGATTATGGCGTGGGGCGTATTGGCTCTTGCCAGTTTCAATGGTGACGTGTGGCTCACCCTTTGAGTCGATCAATGAGTAGACCTTGGCTCTACCGCTCTTAATAGCTTCCCAGCCACCAAGTCCGTAGCCAGAGTAACCACTGTCACCTGAACTCTTAGACCAATCGGGATTGCCTTCTGGTGGCTCGTAGCCACGAACGGAGTGACCCATAGCGTCTGACTCCGCGGCAAAGTCGCCGGGTCGATTAAGTTCCACCCACTTTAGACCCTCTGGGTAATCTTTGTACACAGGCAATTCAGCACGAGCGGTTAAACGAGCCTCGTTCATTTTCTTAGCCAGCTCTTGGTCGTACTCATAGGTTCGGCGTACTGCCTGCTCCATACTGACCTTGTTCAGTTGCTCAGGGCGTATGCGACCAGCGGCTACGTCTTCACGCAAGACATCAATGATATGGTCAAAGCCCAAATCGTATGTTGAGCCTGAATACAGTTTAGTCTCTGGGTCAAGTTTGCTAACAAACGGATTGGCTTCACCAGCTCGCTTCTCAAAGCCCTGCTCTCTTGCCATCAATCCATATAAATTTTCTTTTAACTCGCTGTACTTCGGGTCACCCAAAATATCTGCCTTCTGCCAATCCTGCATGTTCATAAGCATTTCAGCTTCTTTTGGGCTGAAGATTTCTTTGCCTGTTTGATCACTCATGCGAGCAAGAAATTTTTTATTAAGTTCTTTTGAATACGCGTCCATCTCAATTCTAGCTTGTTCAAGCTTTGAGGCAATAGTCGCCGCATCTTGTATCTTGCCAGCCTTAGTGACCCTGATTGAATCATCGGATATGTTCTCCCACTGCTTAGCAAGCTCAGACTTGCCCATGCCCTCAGCAGGGTAGCCCTCTGCCTTACGTATGGCTTGCAGGTATTCCATGCGATCTGGGTCGTTATTCAGCGGGGTGTGAACTATGCCCTCTTCAGCCAGCTTGCGAACTGGGTCATCGCGTGTACCCATTTCCTTTTTGACGTAGTTAGTCAAGTTGCTATCAATCCACTTGTCAACCGCGGCTTCGCCCTTAGTCTGATCAAGCATACGTTGAACACGGTTTCGCTGGTCTTGGTTCAGTGTTGGGTCGTTCAGCAACTCTTCGTGCTTGGGTATGCGCTCGGCTGGTGTCTCACCAACAAATGTGCTTGTCTTTAGCCTCTGTAGATTGCCTTCAGGAGTCACAATCTGACCTTCACCACCACCCAACCAATTGCCACCGTAGGGCTTGATTACGTTGGACTGCGTGTTGGCGCCCATACCTAAGACCATCTCACGAGATAGACCACCACGTTCTAGGGCGCCCTTAACGACGGGCTCCATACGGCGCTCGATAGCTCTGCCTGCTTGCTCTGCGCCCCTGCCTGCTGTTCTCATGGCTTGGGACGTGGCGGGGCCTGTCAAGTACTGCAAAGCCACCGCCTCTGGCAACATTGGCGGAATCTTGTACTCGGTCTCAAGCTTCTCAAGGAAGTTGCCTACGTCACCTGCGTACTCATACGCCAGTGGTTGCTCAGGCTTGTACATGCGCTCTTCCATGAACTTCTCAGCCGCCTTGTCGCCATGCACTAAGCGGGTGGGCAACGAGTTGATGGACTGAGTCAGAGCAGAGCCCATTAACCGTACAGCTTGCAATGCACCAGCCGCCTTCTCTAGCGGAGATGTGTCAGCGCTCTTTTGGCGCTCGAGGTCAGCGATGCGAACACCTCTGCGCCTATCTAGCTCAAGGTTTTCTCGTGTCGGTAATACGTCCCCATACTCAAAGGGTAACTCCATCGCTCTTGGATCGTCAATGAACGGAGCAGGCTGGGCTGACCTAAAGTTCTTAGCTATGTTCCTACCGACTCGTGGGTAGAACGCTGGTTTGTTTTCGTCAGCCATGGCTTATCCCGCTGAGTTGCTGTTGCCCCAATGATACCTTGGTGCTCATGCTGTGTCTACGATCCCAAAACATTCTCAGCCCAGTGCCCAGAGCTGTGTGATCCCTTGTGGGAGACGTACACCGTGGTCACGTCCTGAGTCACGTGGACGTCGTGCTTGGGCATAGTCGTATAAGCCAGCACGTTGTCAGAGTAGTAGAACTCCTCGTCGGTTACCAAGTCGAGCATCAGCGCCAGCGCGAAGTTCTTGCCAAAGGCGGTGGAGGAGGACATACCACCGGGGGCGTGAGCGGTGAACTTCTCAGGTCTCTGGTACTTGTAGTCATGGGGCTTGAGGAACAACACCCCACACGTATCCGACAGCGTCATGTCGTGTCCTTCCAAGGCGGCAAGCTTCTTCTCCACATGGTCACGGTAGTAGATGTCGTCGTGGTCAGCCCACAGGAACACGTCGCACCCTTCCCCAAGGAGCTGGCTCAAGGGCAGGGCGTACCACAGGTGTTGCTTGATCGTGCTAGGTACGTGGATCCATTTGATCTCGATCAAGGGCTTCAAGTCCTCGATCACCCACTCGTAGCTCTCCTCGCGCCCGTTCTGGTTGATGCACAGCACGTCAGGTTTGACAGTCTGCACGATCCACTGGAGCACCGCCTGACGGAGCAGGTCAGGTCTCTTGTACGTGGGAATGATGACTCCCACCTTATGCGGCATATGGGTTCTCAAGCTTACGCTGACCACTGTCAATGTAGTCGTCCATGTCGTAGTCGTCCCGCGGTGCTCCGTCGATGTCTAGCCAACCAGCGTCACGCAGGAACCGTAGCCCTTGGGTGCAGGCGTCCACAAAGTCGTCATGGGTTGAGTCAGGGAAGGAGCAGATCTGGGAGACGAAGCCCTCAGCCCAGTCTTTGACGTAGCCCTTCCTCACACTGCTCTCAGGTATCCAAACACGCCCTGCGGCAATGATGTTGGAGACAATGTTCAGGCGTTGGATCTTGTCAGCCCTGCCGGGGTTGTATGCGCGCACTGGCAGGTGCCCACGTTGCAAGTCTTGTATAAGAGCTATACCTGCGGACTTGTCTTCCACAAGGATCAGGTCAACCCTCTTCTTGTTCTTGCCCTCACCGTACACCACGTCGTACTCCTCGATCACCTTGGGGCGCAGGTCTGGGTATTGGAGCCTGTCCTGCCAGCAGTCGATCACCATGGCGGACATGGGGCCATCCAACGGTTTGAACACACCAAACGTGATGGCCGCTGTCGGATCGTTGACAGTCTTCTCTGAGCTGGCGCAGTCGTAGGACTGGATGATGTACTCGAACTTGGGGAACTCTTTGTTTGGCGCCCACAGCTTGAACATCTCACGCTTGACGATCCCTGATTCCTCGGCATCTATGAGCTCCGCATGGATTTCCTGCCTCCCTATGCGGGTATTTTCATAGCTAAGGATCTGCTTTTGGAAGCTTGGAGCGAGGTTAGCTAGGTTGACGTAGGTAGATGCCGTCGTCATGGCTACGTCCTCTCCTTCACGCCCTACGAGCTCTACAATGAGGTCTTTGGGTCGTGGGGTAGTCGTGGCGATGATCTGGGTGCGACCGTCGTCCTTCTTCAAGCGTACGGCAAACTGAATGTTATACCAAGCTTCGTCGAGGTAGTCCCAAGCGGCAAGCTCGTCTAGCCATGCGCCATGGTACTGACCACCACGGAAGCGGTCAGGTTCGCTAGCGCTGATACCTTTGATCAGGCTCCCGTTGATCAGGACGATCTCGTGCAGGGCTTTGTTGTAGTCTTTGATCAGGATCTCAGGGATCACGGCGATCAACCCTGACTCACCCTCAAAGCACGTACCCCTGACGTCCATCGATGTGGGGGCGGACACGAGCCAACGGGTGCCGGGATTCTCCCACGCCCACCACCAGAGCTGTTCTGCCGCTGTACGGGTTTTCCCTGCCCCACGACCCGCCAGCATGAGCCAGATACTCCACCAAGTACCTTGGGGTAGCTTCTGGTGATTGAACGCCCCTGAGAGCCATTTAGCCCGTCTGGCGTATGCCATCGAGTGGTAGGGGCCCAGACTCTTCCTGATGTTCGGATCAGCAAGGATGTCCAACACGTCTTTGTCGACAACCTCACTCATTGAGCGATCCGAATGAGCTCGAGGCGCTTGATAGCCACGTCCATGACGTTCTTAACCTCAGTGTCAATGATCATAGGATCCACAGCCTTCTCAGGTTCACGGTACTCGCCGTACTTCTTGGGGTTGAACTTGGCTAGTAGCTTGAGTCGAGTCTCGATGCGTAGCTTACGGTGACCAAGCATGTCCTCTTCAGTCACGGTCATGCTGTCCTCGTCGTCCTCAGCGCCAGAGCTGTAGACCTTCTTTGTTCCCATGTGCAGGGTGTCAGCAATCTCGAGACATTGCTCAGCCAAGGCGTCGTAACCGATTTCACGCGCCCGGGCGATGGCTCTGGAAAGATCCTCGTCGCGATACATCCAATCGTAAATCGTCTGCCAAGCTGGCATACCCTCTTGTCTGCATATCTCTCTTAACGGTATACCATCGCTTAACTGCTTGCAAATGTGTATTGCTATCTCTGGTGTGTACTTTGAGGGTCTGCCTGTTTTGGCTTTCACTTCTGTTTGCGGCTTACCTGTCACATCGGCGACTGTGTCGCTGGAAAGATCTTTTGGTTTCTTTGCCATCACTGAGCTCCTTTAACGCAAAGTTTAACGGATCTTTGGCTCAGTGTGCAATCAGTCCTTTAATCCCTTCATGATTCTTCTATCCATGTCCTTGATGGTAAGTTTGAATTCTCTGTTTTGTGCGTCAAGTTTTGCGACTTTGTTGTTTGCATGTTTAAGCTTTGATTCCAGCTCCTGTACCTGCGTCTGTAGCTCTGTGATGGCTTTGTTTGCCAGCTCAGGGTTTTCGCTGATCCAGTCAGCTTCCCAAATCTGCTCTGTCATTTGTGGTTCTCCATCAGTCCTTCGAGGATTGTCTCAGCGTACTTGTACTGGTAGTCACCCTCGTACTTCTTGACACCGAAGTGTGTACAGGTGTGGCGGATGTCTAAGTAGCTTTGGAACCCAGCCTCTTTGAGCTTCTTACCAATCTGGATGTCTTCTGAGATCATTCCACCATTGATGATCTGAATGTCGCAAATCAGTCTTCTCTCTTTTCCGTCGTTGTAGGGTGCTGACACGTCGTACAGAGCTTTCATGGCTTTCCTGCTTAGGCGCAAAAATCCTGTAGCAAGGTACTC